ATTGAAAAAGTCGCCGGGCAGGAGATGGGCGATGCCGCGAAGCAGGCCGCTCTCGACGCGGTGAAACAGTCGGCGCTCAAAGTCGCCCAGCAGGCGCTCGACGATGCCACGGTCAAGGTGACGCTACCGGCGTCCCCACAAGGGTTTCCCGAGTTCCTGGCGGCACTCCAATCCGCCGAACAGGTGCTGGCCACCAGTCATGGCTTACCGCAGGCCGCACTCGAAAAAGCGGCGCAGGAATTGGCACTGAAGAAGGCGGTCTTCCAACAACAAGTGTCGGCGATGTCCGCGAATGATTTGAAGTCGCTGGCCAAGGAGGCGAAGATTCCTCACTGGCAGTGGGCGACGAAAAGTGATTTCGTGACGCTCATGTCGGAGACCGATCCGACTGCCGTGCAGGCGGCTAAGGATGCCATCGAGGCGAAGTGGCAGCAGTGGAAACTCCAGCAAGCCGCCGGTGGCAGCGCCGCGAAGAAGGCGGCGGACAAAGCCGCACAGGAAGCGGCGGCGCAGGCGGCGGAAGTGGCAACACAACACGCGGTCGAGACGATTAAGGCCGCGGTGAACGTGGTGCCGGGGACGATGGCGCCGGAGCAGTATGAAGTGTTCCTGCAGGCATATTCACACGCCACTTCGACCTTTATCAGCCAGGCGCAACATCTCACTCCCGAGCAAATCGCCAAGGTGCAGGCGAAGCTGAGTCAGCAGAAAGCCGCCTTCCAACAGCAACTCTCCGGCATGAAACTGACCGAGCTCAAGGCCATCGCCAAAGCGAAGAAGATCAAAAACTGGGCGTTCGCCACCAAGGATGACCTCATGACCCTCATGTCGGAGACCGATCCGGTGAAGGTCAGTGAGGTGTCGAACGCCTTGGCGGCGAAGGTTGCCGGCTATGGCCATGGCGCGCAACAGGCGGCCAAAGTCAAAGCGGCAATGCCAGTTGCCCCGTCACCGCCATCGCTGGTGGTGACCGGTCCTGATTTCACGGCGGTCGATGCGCAGTGGAGCACGATCACTGATAACCCGTCCCGCCATTTCACCTTCGTGAAGGATGCCAAAGACCTGGGCGGCGTGCATCCCAAGCAGATTTATAGCGATCCCGAGGGAAACGAATGGCTCTTCAAACCGATGCCAGAGGAGTTTCTGGCGCATGGGGATGAAATGACGTATCACGTTTCTCGCCTGTTCGATCCCGAGGCGGTGGAGGTGCGCGCCGTCAGTCTGCACGGGCAGCGTGGGACCATCCAGCGGATGAAGACTGGGTTACAGGCGCAGTCGAACTATGAAGGCGTGGCGGTGAACACCATTGCCCCCGAGGAACTGGCGCAACTCCAACACCAGCAGGTCATCGACTGGCTGCTTTCTAATCATGACGCGCATGCCGAAAACTTCCTGCGCCTGTCCAACGGGCGCATCGTCGGCATTGATCGGGCGCAAGCATTCAAGTATTTCGGACGGGATCGCCTCGACCTCGGCTACAACCCTAATGCCACCGGACAGCATCCGCGCACGCTCTACAACGATATGCTGCATGCCGCGAAGGCTGGCAAGCTCCACCTTGACCCGTCGCATACGCTGGCGGTCATCGAACGGGTGGAGTCGCTGCCCGATGCCGAGTACCTGACTATCCTGCGCTCCTATGCCGAGCGGCGTTTCGCCGGTGATGCGCGGGGGTTGCAGGGATTCTATGACGCGGCGCTCGCACGCAAACATGGTCTGCGCCATGACTTCGAAACACTGTATCGGGACATCCTGGGTGATCCAAAATTCTCCTTCGACCTGCTCGGCAAGAAAGATTTCGCGCGCTTGCCCCAGTCAATGATGGATGAGATCACGACGGACATCCCGAAGCTCGGCTATCAGGGGAAGGCCATTCCCTTCGATACGGATATGGTGGAAGACCAGAATCTGCTGATCTTCACCGAGCAGGTGAAGGGAACGCGCGGTGCGACCAGCACGCGCACGGTGATGCGCATGAAAGTGCGACCCGACGCGGAACGCCCCTTACTCAAGGCGATTCAACAAGCGTTGAGCGCGGGCGGCACGGTACAGGTGGGGTCACCGCTGCCGGAAGACACGTTTTACGACGCCATTCTGCAAGGCGTGAAGACGGTGAATCATCATCTCGGCGATGGGCAGTATAACCTGGCGAAAATCCAGGGAGCCGCTGCGGTGCGCGCCGATCTGGAAAAACTCCTCACGTCGAAGCAACCGGATATCCAGACCATGGCCCGGCACTACCTCGATACCTTGAGACAGATCGAAGTGTCGGTGGCGAATCGCGGTACGGATCGACTGCCCGCCTTTTCGCAGTTCGTCGCCACCGCGCCAAGGCAGAGTAAAAAAGCTTCCGCGTTTACTGTGACCAAGAGCACCGTGCGCATGCCGAAAAAGCAAATCGAGCACGGCGAACTCACCGTGGTGAACGATGCCGCGTCGCTCAGTGACTTGTTGCATGGGGGTGGAAAAAGCGGCGTGCAGTACGACATCGACTTCGGTGACGGCATGCACGCGGTGTATCGTCCGTGGAGCGGAGAGAACTTGTTTGCCCAGCGCGGGGAATTCGAATTGCGCTTGCCGGATAAGCCGGCGGCGAAGGCCATCGACCGCGCAATGGAGGTGATGGAGCAAGTGGGCATCCCGGCGCGCGTCGCGTCCCCGGACGAGATGGAGTTGCTCTATCTGCACAAGCAAGCCTATCTGAGTCTGGAGCACAAGGAATCACCCTACCGGCAACTGCTGGCCGATCTCGATGCGCGCGGCGCCGATACCCCCGCGCGCGTCGAGACGCTGCGCGCCTACTGGGCATCAAAATTGGGGGTCGCGGATGTGACGAAACTGCCCGGGTACGACCCGCGCGGCGTCTATCAATTGGGCTTTCTGGATCGTGGTACGCGGGCGGGATATCGCCAGCAATTACGCTTCGATCTCTCCGATGACGATGTCCGGCGCCAACTGGATGGGTTCGCGCTCAAGCATCATGTCACCAATAGCAACGATATCGCGAATCTGGTGGATTCCATGCTGTCCAATAACGGCGCAATGGTGAGTACGGTGGAAAAAATGCGTGTCGGCGTCCCTGTCGGCGGCATGTCGCCGGTGGAGGATATGAATACCGGCGGGGCCAGCTATTGCTTTACCCGGATCGCGAAACATCCAGGCCGTGATACGTCAGCTTCCGAAGGCTTCTATTTCAAAATCGAGATGATCCGGCGCATGGACGCCATCAGCTACGATCACGATGCGTTCGGGAAAGTCATCGGGGGGTATGTGGAGGAGCACCGGCAGAGCACGGTGAGCGCCTGGAAAAAGATTCATGCCAAAAGCGGCAACGAGACCATCTTCAAAAACTCGGTGACGTTGCTTGACAATATCGATGTGATCGTCGTGAATGGCCCCCAACGAAAACACGCGCTCCTCGAGATATTCAAAAAGCACGGCATCAGCAAGCTCCCAGATGGGCGCACGGTGGAGCAGGTGATCGTCGTGCATTAGCACGGGTGAGGATTTCTTATGACCTATGAAGCACTGCAACAGGTACTCTCGCATCTCAACGAAGCGGGGTGTTGGCTCGGTATCTATTGGCCCGACGGCGATTACACGCGCATCGGCGTGCAGGCGCGGTTGGAGATCACCCGCGTCGCCGATGACGCGGCTGCCATCTGGGTGACGCTCTGGAGCGTCGGCTACCAGGAAGGGTGGCAATATGTTCACACGATCAAAGCCGTGCGTTGGTCGTCGGATGATCCGCCGCTGGAGATCGATCTGGTCGATGAGCGAGGGCGGCAATTTCATATTGAAGCCATCGAGCCAATCACTGAACCGGATGAAGCGGCGGTCTGGCAAGCATGGCAGGCGTTTCGAGAGCATGAGCAGGCGCTGTTCGCGAGCATCGATGCAACGCTGCGTGAGGAGCACCGACAGATCGCGGCCACGTGGCCGGAGGAGTAAGTCATAATGCGAGTACGCTACTTTATCGAATATGCGATGCGGCGGGACACGAAAGGCCATGCCTACTTTGAACCCATCGGGGTGTGGGCGCATGGTCCCGGATTGGGCCTGGATATCGTCATGCGGTATCTGCCCGGCAGTGAGGACGCCCAGGCCATCGCCGACGGTATCATCAACGATCTTATCGAGCGGGGTGAACGCGCATTGCCGGTGGATTTCCTGGAACAATGGCAGGGGCGCATCTCGCTCTATCGCGGTGACCGCTCCCCGATTTATGTCACCGATGCCGGCACTGTGGATGATGTCGTGGACCGCGTGTTGGCACTGATGATTGTCGGGAAGCCGCTTGGCGATCCCCCATTACCGTCCCCAGCCTCCTAACACCCCGCGTCGAACTCCCTACCTGCACACGCAACGCTGCTTCCGGATTAGCCGAGAAGCGGCGTTGTCGCGTTGGTATTTCGTTCAGGAATGGCTATTTTTCAACTTTTCTCCAAATACCCCTATTTTTTGTCGTCACTTTGGTGCCCTGCCGTTTATGTAACTGATTGAGGGACTCTTTTTTACACGGTAGGCGCTGACTATGCATTTGTTCTCCACAATTGAAGATCGTTTGGATTTTCTCCTGGAAGCCGACGCCGACTTGCAGGGCTTCCTCGGTCTCACCACCGAGGGAGCCGCGCAGGAGGCACCGGTTGATAACACGACCGAGGAACTCCCGGAAGGCGAGCGGCCCAAATACGTCACCAACTACATCGGCAGTAAGCAAAAACTCGTCGAGTGGATCTGGAAACACACGCCGGATGGCGTGGCGTCGGTGTGTGATGCCTTCTCCGGTTCGGCGGTGGTCTCCTATATGTATAAGACCAAAGGGCTACGCGTGGTCGCCAATGACCGGCTGCGCTATGCCTATCACGCCGCACGAGCCATCGTGGAGAATGACGACACCCGCATCAGCAGCGAGGAATTGAACACCCTGCTACAGCCGAATGCGAAAGCCGCGACCTTCGTTCAGGATAATTTTAAGGGATTGTTCTTCGCTAACGGCGTGCATGCCATCATCGATCAAGTGCGCGCCAATATCGACGCGCTCTCCGGTTACAAAAAAGATATCGCGCTCTTCGCCCTCGGCAAGACGTGCATGTCCGGCAAGGGGGGCTTCGGCCACTTCTCCAGCAGCACCGATTACGGGAAACGGCAGGATACGCCGGATGAATTCAAGCAGCGCTATGCCAAAAACGTCGCGCGCATCAACGCATTGGTGTTCAGCAACGGCAAGGAGTGCAAGGCCAATCAGAAGGATATCAACGCCTTGCTGCCCGATGTCAAAACCGATCTCGCCTATTTCGATCCGCCGTATGCGACCGAGTTCAGCACCACCAATTACGAGAAATCCTACCACTTCGTCGAAGGGTTGATGACCTACTGGGACGGGTTGGAGATCAAAGCGGACACAAAGACCCATCACTACGTCACCGACCACCAGACGGTGACCAAGGCGAACGCGAATGCGTTCTTCGCCGCGTTCCTGGCCAACGCCAAGCAGATTCCGCACTGGCTGATTTCCTATCGCGACCACGCCTATCCGAACGAAACGGAGATGCGCCAGATTATCGCTGACACCGGTAAAGACGTCAGCCTGCGCTCGCACGATCATCATTATTCGATTTCCTCGAAGCACGGCGATGCGTCCGATGCCAAGGAGTATCTGTTTATCTGCGATCATGATACCAGTGCCAACACCAAGGCTGATGAAGAGTCGGAGGCACTGGACGCCTTCGGGGAATTGGACGACCTGGAACTGCTCACCTGTATGGCGGGCAAGGATGATGACCCCGTCCGGGTGACCGGCTACATGGGGTCCAAATACGTCATGCTCGGGTGGATCGCCCGGCAGGTGCCGAAAGAGGCCAAGTCCATCCTGGATGCGTTCAGTGGTGGTGCGAACGTCGCCTATCACTTCAAACGCCAGGGATTGAAAGTCGTCGCCAACGACCTGCTGCGCTACCCCTATCATCTGGCGCGCGCGGTGGTTGAAAACAGCCACGAGACGCTCAGCGATGACGATCTAGAGCGCATCCTCGCGCCAAATGCGGACGCCGGGGATTTCATCGTGCGCACGTTTCACGGCTACTACTATTCGAAGCCGGTGCTCGCCTGGCTCGATCAGGTGTGGGCAAACATCCAGAAGCTGCCCGGCTATAAGAAAGATCTGGCGCTGGCGACACTCGGCACCACGGTGAAGGCGAAGTCGGCCTTCGGACAGTTCAATCGTTCAAAGAAGAACAGCAAGGCATCGCTGGAGACGGATGCCGGACTCTCCAATTCGCAGTTGACCAATGTGCCGGTGTCCGAGTTCGTCGCCACCTTTCGAAAAACCGCCAAACGGCTCAACAGCCTGGTCTTCGATAACGGGCAGGAGTGCAAAGCGACCAATCTCGATGCGGTGGAGGCGGTGCAGAAGGTCGGCGCTGATGCGCTTTATCTCGACCCTCCGTACATCACCGAGTTCAACCGGAACGATTACGAAAATGATTTGCACTTCGTCGAAGGCTTGATGAACCGCTGGGCTGACAAGGAGATCCTCGAGAATGGTCGCCGGAGCTATCCCTCGCGTACCACTTTTACACGCGAGTCGATGCAGGAAATGATGGCATCGCTCGCTCGTGAGTCGCGCGGTAAGTATGACACGGTGCTCCTTTCCTATCGCGATAAGGCCTTCCCCGCTGAAGCGGACATTCAACGCATCTTCACCGAGCACTACGGACTGGTGCGCCGGAAAGCGATGGAGGTGGAGTACAACATGGCGCGCACCTATGGCACCGGCGGGCAATTCGCGAAAGAACTGCTCTTCGTATCTTCGAAGCCGCGCCAGACGGCGAAGACGGCGCAGGCCGATCATCGCCCAGCTAATTGCCATACCAGCGTGCCGGTGGATATCAGGCTCTCGACGGAAGGTCAGGCGGCGACTCCGGGCAGCGGCGATCCGCGCTTTACCTGCATCCTGTGTCGGGTGGGAACGAATAAAAACGGCGATCATTTCACTGCCGAGGAACTTGCGTCCCGCTATGTGACGGCGGTCAATAAGAAAGTCGATCTGCAGCACTCGCAGGATGTCACCGATATCGTGGGCGGCATCGTCGGCTCGGACTATATCGAGGACGACGCCGGAGGCCGGGTGGAGTGCGTCGGCGAGTTGTTTGTGCAGGACGCCCCCAATGCGCAACTGGCCTATCGGCTGATGAAGTCGGGCATTGTCGCGCAGGTGTCGATGGAGTGCGATTACGCGGAAGGCGAGTGCTCGGTCTGTGGGAAGCGCGCCGTCTCGAAAAACGACTACTGTCTGCATTTACGCAAGTACAAGGGTGGTGACTTTCAAGGTCAGCCCGTCTACGAAATATTACATGGCGTCACCTTCACCGGCCTCGGTTTGCTTGATCGCAAAGGGGCCGATGAAAACGCCCGCATTACCCAGGTGGCTTCACAGGGGGCCGCTATCTCGGAAGGAGTACCAATGGACGAAGACATCCGCGACGCGGCTGATAGTGACGCCGCCAAGAAAACCACGCCGCCCGCTGGCGGCGGCACGCCCCCGGCCAATGACGCCGAACGTGTGAAAGCGCTGGAGAAAGAAAACCAGCAACTGAAGCAACAGTTACTCGACCTGCAAAAGCAAATCGACGAGTTGCTGGCCGCGCAGAAATCCGCTGCCAATCGCACGAAGGCGCAGGCGCTGGTGCGCAAGCTGGAACGCCAGGGCATGAAGTTCGGCACCGACGAGGAGAAGGACGCCGAGGTGAACCGTCTGGCCGGTCTGTCCGATGATGCCTTTGCCGCCAGTGAAGTAGCCTACGGTCGCATGGCCCAGTCAGCATCTCCGAAGGCCGACGCATCCGGGAAATCCGGTTGTGCTTGCGACAAGGAGAAAGTCGCCGACCAGACCACCGCACCGTTACGGACGGATGCCGGAGTGCGTCCGCTGGACGTTGATGACCACACGGACTCGCTGGAAGATCAATTGAAACGCGGGTTCCAGCAAGCGTATGACGAGCGCCTGTCACGGGCGCAAGGCTGATCACGAGAGGAGATTCATCCATGTCCTATATCACCCCGGTCCATCAGGGACTGTGTTACGGCGACGGCACGCTGCGAGGCGCGGGCGCACTCGGGCAAGTGGTGCGTCTGGTGGGCAACGATGGCTTCGCCGTCAATATCGATCCCGCGCTGAAGAGTTTCGGCGTTCTTGCCAGGGATTACAAAGACGGCGATATGCCGGGCATCTACTGCAACGGCGGCGTCTACGAAACCGATGTGTTCGACGGCACCATTCAGGCTGGTGACGATCTGAAGGTCTCGACGAACGGCAAGCTCAGTTCCGGCGTGCAACAAGGCGAGCATGTCATCGCCCGCGCCATTGCCGTCGAAGGCGGCTTGCTCAAGTTCCGGCTGGTGCTGTAAGGAGAACACCCCCACCATGAAAACGATCATGAATCAAGCGTATATGGCGCGCATGGCGCAGTTGATGAGCCAGGCGCTGGAATCCCCGGAAGGGATGCGCGCGCTGGCGGCCGCTATCGCCGCGCCCATCGAGCAGGAGATCGCCCGTAAGGAAATCTCCTCGCTCTTGCTCACTCAGCACACGCTGCCGAAGGGCGAGCGTCCGCTCTATCAGAAGAAGCCGCGTGTGAAGGCCTATTGGATTTCCACCGAGGGTGAAATTCGCGAGCAGCAACTCGGCCAGGACGAAGTGGATCTGTCTACCAACCGCATTCACTCGAACCCGATGGTCGACGTGTCGGTGCTGAAAAACGGGAATATCGGCACCTTGATGGATATCCAGCAGGCGGCGGCTGACGAAATCCGCAAGGAGATCGACAAGCGCACTATCAACGTGGTGTCCGCGGCGGTGCCGAGTGTCAACACCATCGAGGTGGCGGGTAGCGTCATCACCGAGGCGGCGCTCAACGAAGCCATTTCCATCCTGGAAGACCTGGAGTTGTCGGCCAAGTACATCGTCATGCGCGGGCGGCGCTTCAATGACCTGCGTGGCTGGGATCTCGACCCGCAGACGCAAAACGAGTTGCGCACCAAGGGCGTGATCAAGAACTACGGCACCGGCGGCATTTTACTTACCGCATCGGCGGCGCTGAACGAAGTGCTCATTCTCCCGGAGGATGAAGTCGGCAAGATGCCGATCCGCGAGACGCTGAAGACCGAGGCCATCGACCGCAAGGAACGCTTCAAAACCGGCTGGCTCGTCTGGTCGGAACTTGGGCAGGGCATCCTGCGTCCCGACATCCTGGTGAAGATCAAGCTGCTCGGGGTGAACAATCCGCCCACCGTGGGCTTGAGTAATCCGCCCACCGTGAACCTGCAGGCGTCTGTGATTCCGACCGCGACCGATGGCGACACCGGTCTGGCCAATCTGCTCATCCTGTGGGGTGATGGTGAGAAGACGGACGCCGTCGCCAGCGGGCAGGACTACCAGCACGACTATGCCTTGGCGGGCACCTATCGCATCACGCTGGTGGCCACCGACACGTCCGGGCAGACGGCTACCGCGACGAAGACGGTCACCGTGACCGCCGGATAAGGAGGGGGAGATGAGCTACGTCATTCGCAATATCCATCCCTCCGTCATCCATATCCCGGATGCCGGGTTGCGGCTGGATTCCGGGGAGACGGCGATCGTCGACACGCTCTCGCCGCAGATGGACGAGTTACTGGCGAATCGGGCGCTGGAGGCCATCTCCAGTGATCCCGATCCGCCGGTGGCGACCGTTACTGTCGACGAGGAATCCGTTGCCGCGGAAGTGACTGCCGTGACGGAGTCCGCCGCGTCGGTCGATGCGGCATCCGAGACGTCGGAGACGACCACCGTGACAGAGCCAACGATATCGGTCGCCACCGTGAAGAAGACGCGAAAGTCCAGTGCCGCGGCAGAACCGGAGAAACCTGATGACGCTCAGTGAACTCGTGCAGGCGATGCGCACCGACCTCGGCGACACGGAGAGGGAACTCTTCGCGGACACGGCGCTGGAGCGGTGTGTGATACGGGCGATCTACCCCGTGGGGCAGGAGACGCGGCACCATTTGAAGATGGTCAACGGGGAGATCGCCCCCACGCCCGAGGGCAACCTTGCCGAAGTGCTACTTCTTCTCGCGGAAAGTTACGCCTGCGCCATCATGCGGGGCAAAACCGCCAATGGCGTCAATATCAGTTCCGGTGATAAACGGGTGGATCGCAGCACGCAGGCCAAGCACTGGTCCGAGTTGGAAGCTGATCTGCTCGCGCAATACCGGCAGCGCATCACGGACATGCTGGGCGGTGATTTCTTCATCACCCCGCCACCGCTGCGCCCGGTGATGTACGAGCAAGGCAGCGAGGTAATCGAGTATGAACTGTGTGAGTGAGGTCGAACAGCGGCAAGCCGTCGCGGACGTGCGGGCGATTATCCTGGCAGCCAGACAGCAAGCCGTGGTCATGCGCGCGGTACCGGGGGAACGACTCTACGGGTCGGACGACGCCGAGTACATCACGATTGGCACGATCCCGGTGGAATGCGTGCCGACCCCGCCCGAGGAGTTGGCGCAGAAGATCGACGGCACCGCCAATCTCCTACCGGAGGCAGATCTGCTGGCGAAGGATCACTTGACTATTGACGGACTGCCGTATCGGGTGCAGACCGTGCGCGAGGAACGCTGGTTCGGCGTGGTGACGCATAAGATCGTGTCGCTGGTACGTGTGCATCCCTCTTCGCGATGAGGGTGTGGAGTTGAACGGTGGGCGTTGAATTATTCGGCGATTGGGAACGGGTGCGGCACCTGCTGGAAGAGCAACCCGGCGCACGCCTGGCGTTGGCTATTCGGCAGGCCACGGTGAAAGCCGCCATCCTGCTGGTGCGGGAAATCCAACGCGGTATCCGCAGCCAGGCGCCGGGCGGGCAACCGTTCGTGCAATTGGCTGCGTCGACCATCGCCCGCAAGCATTCGAGTAAGGCGTTGATCGATACGGGATTCCTAATTAATTCGATCACACACCGCATATTGAAAGATCAGGCATTCGCCGGGTTGTTGAAAACGACCGTTTCTCGCGATGGCGAGTCGATGGCGAATATCGGGGCGGTCATGGAGTATGGGGCAACTATTCCCATGCCGAACGGCACGACGATCATTATCCCGGCCCGTCCCTTTTTGCACCCGGTGATGGCACAGCATAAGGATGCCATTCTGGAAATCTACCGCGACGCGTTGCGGTCGGCCTTATTGGAGTAACGCATGTTGACGTTTGGTGATTTGTTCAGTGGCATCGGCGGGGGTGTCCTCGGCTTGCAACGCGCGGGCATGACCTGCCGCTGGGCGGTGGAGATCGATCCCGCCTGCCGTCAGGTGCTGGCGCGGCACTTTCCCGGCCTGCCGCTCCATGAAGACGTGCGGGATGTCGGCGCTTTCAATCTTGCGCCGGTCGATGTGATTTTCTTCGGTTCCCCCTGTCAGGGGTTGAGCCTCGCCGGGAAACAGAAAGGATTTGCGGATGCGCGCAGCGGTCTCTTCTTCGAAGCAATCCGAGTTATTAGCGAACTTCGCCCTGCTCTCGGCGTGTGGGAAAACGTCCCCGGCGCCCTCAGTAGCAACGGTGGAGATGACTTCGCCGCCGCCCTGTTGGCGCTGGAAGAATGCGGGGCGCAGGATATCGCCTGGGCGATACTTAACGCGCAGTACCGTGGAGTGGCGCAGCGGCGGCGCCGAGTGTTCACTGTCGCGGATTTTAGAGCCGAACGCGCCGGCGAAATACTCTTTGACCCCGAAGGCGTGTGCTGGCATCCTGCGGCGTGCCGAGAAACGGGGGCGGTCACTCCCACCCTTACTGCAAGTGGCGCTGGCGTCAGTCGCACAGGCAACGAGCATACCGAAGTAGCGTTTCTGGTCTGTGGCGCGCTGACCACTGGTGTCGCCCGGCCCGACGATAACAAAGCCCAGGCGGGACACGTCATCGCGTTTGACGCTCGGAATCTGCACGAGACGGGCGATGTGACCCAGACACTGCAGGCGAAACCGTCCGGTGGCTGGTCGCTCAATTATCAGCCGATGATCTGCGAACCCGATACGGTCGCCGGGACCGTCTGCGCGAAATGGGCGAAAGGCACGGGCGGGCCGAGTGGCGACGAGTGCCAGAATATCGTGGTGACGCATGCGCTCACCGCCCGACATGACTCCAGCGAAGACGGCTCCGGTCGGGGCTTGCCGCTGGTCTTCCAACCGCGCTTTGCCCGGAATGGTCGTGGGGAACCGGACAGCATCGTGCCGTGCCTGACGGCGCAAGCCGGTGAATCGGGTAAAGGCGATGCCGCTCCGGTACTGCTGGCCTTTAGCGGCAAGGACGACGGACGCGATGTAGACGAGCTTGCGCCAACCTTGCGGGCAATGAATCATGACGAAGGGCACGCCAATGGCGGCGGGCAGGTGGCCATCGCGGGAGCGGATGGCGTGGGCTTTATCGTGCGCCGTCTCACCCCGCTGGAGTGTGAACGGCTGCAGGGATTCCCGGATGGCTGGACCGAGGGCCAGAGTGACGCGAAGCGCTATCACCAGTTGGGCAACGCCGTCTGTGTCAACGTCATGGAGTGGATCGGGCAACGCCTCGTTACCGTCTGCGGAGGCATGAAGCATGGATAGCATCCGCCTGGCGACTGAAGCGTTGATCCGGCTCTTTCAAGTCGAGATCGATCCGCATACGCTGCTGGTCGCCGCCGATGACGTGTTCGAAGCGGCCGAGGTGCCGGCGTTGCTGCTGCAGGGGCCGACGCCGGTGGAGGATGCGCGACGACGCACGCTGGCGCGGTGGACGGAGCGGGATCAAACGGCCATGACCTTTCGTAGTGGGCGCTATCCCCGGCTCTATCACCTGGATTTTGAACTGGTGGCATCCGCAGGCGATGAACGGAGCCTGCTCACGCTCGTCAGTAATGTTGCGGCGCTCTACCAGCGAATACCGCTATTGTCGGTGCCTGATTTTGGGACGCTGCCTTTGACGGAAGTGACGCCGCTCGGTGGCTGGCGGCGGGTGAATTTATCGAATCTGCGCCAGGCATCGGGTCGCCTGCGCATCGAGGATTGTCCGGTGGGTGATGCGGACGCTTTGCAGACGGACATGGGACGTCTGGTTGGAACACCCATGATTGCCGTGGATTTGGGAGGACACGCATGATCGTTGTGATCAACAAGTTATTTCAGCCGCTGACCTATCAGACGGCGAGTGGCGCCGGGTTGCATCTGCCGCCGCGTGGGCGCATCGAATTGCCGGATAGTCAGGTGTCGGAGGAATTGCGCCGGGCAGCGCAACGGGGGTTCATCGCGCTGGAACCCGTCGACGTGCCGTCTACCGACAACGCCACGAAGGCGGCGTCCGGAAAGAAGGAGGGCTGATCCCATGCCGAGTTATCTGTCGCCGGGCATCTACCCCCGCGAAATCGACTTTTCTTTTTACGTGAAGCAGATCTCCACCAGCGCCTGCGCCATGGTGGGCGTCACTGAACGTGGGCCCATCAATGAACCGACGCTGGTGACGAGTTGGGAGCAGTTCCTAAAAACCTTCGGCGGCTATCTCGCCGCCGGGTATCTCGCCTATGCCGCGCGCGCTTTCTTCGATAACGGTGGCTCGGTGCTCTGGGTGACGCGCATCGCGCATGCCACCGATCAGACGAAACCCGCGACGCTGGTGGCGACACCGGCGACGGTGACGCTGAAAGATCGCGCGGGGACGCCGCTCAATACGCTGGCGGTCACCGCGTCGTCGCCGGGCACGTGGGGACGAAAGCTCTCGATCACCGTGCAGGACGGCACGCGCAATCCGACCACCGAGTTTACGCTGCTGGTGAAGGAGAGTGGCGCCATCGTTGAAGCTTTCGCCGACCTGTCGCTGGACGAGTCGAAAGCGAACTACGTGGAGCTGGCGATCAATGGCAAATCCGGCAGCATTGTCGTGGATGACAAGAAGAGCGCGACGGTGGCTCCCGGTAATCGCCCGGCGGTCGGCACGTTTGCGCTCACGAGTGGCGACGATGGCCTGATCGGCTTGACCGACCAGGATTATATTGGCGATCCAGGCGCGCATACCGGACTCTACGCTTTCGATTCCGTCGAGGCGCTGAATCTACTGTGCGTGCCGGGCATCACCACGCCCACCGTGATCATCGCGGGACTCGCCTATGCGGAGAACCGCAAAGACGTGCTCTTCCTGGCGGATGCGCCGTTCGGCGTCATCCCGCAGGAAGTGCTGGATTTCCGCAAAGGCGCGGGCACTTACACCCATGCGGCCTTCGATTCGTCCTATGGCGCGCTCTACTACCCGTGGCTGCGCATTACCGATCCGCTGACCAATGCGGCGAAGTATGTGCCGCCCACCGGCGCGGTAGCGGGATGTATCGCCCGCTCCGATCAGAAGGCGGCGGTATGGGCGGCTCCGGCAGGGATTGACCGGGGACGCGTGCGCAACGTATTGGGCCTGGGCTATGTCACCAACCGCGCCGAGCGTGACGTGCTCTACCCGGAAGGCATCAACTGCATCGCTTCGCTCCCTGATGCCGGTATCTGCCTGTGGGGCCAGAAAACGCTGCAAGGTCAATCGTCGGCGACGGATCGCGTGAACGTGCGTCGGTTGATGATGCACATCGAAAAGGCGGTGGCGAAATCTTCGCAGTTCGTGGTGTTTGAGCCGAATCTGCCTATTACCTGGCGGGCGCTCATCCGGTTGGTCACGCCCTTCCTGCAGGACATCAAGGACAACGGCGGGCTGTATGACTTCGCCGTGCAATGCGACGAGGAGACCAACACCCCGGCGATCATCGACCGCAACGAACTTATCTGCCGCGTGTTCGTGAAGCCGACGAAGACAGCCGAGTTCATTGAACTGAACTTCATTCTCTCCGCCACCGGCGGCGATTTCAAGGAGTTGACATAGGAGGCATGCGATGGCGACGGCCTATTGTCTGAAGTGCAAGGCAACCCGCGAGGTGAACGATCCTCGTTACGAGACGTTGAAGAATGGCACACTCACCGTGAAGGGGGTGTGCCCGACCTGCGGCACCAAACTGGCCCGCATTCTGGGGCCTGCCGCGAAAGGAGTGGTGCGATGAGTTTGCGCGTCTATATTGATCCCGGTCATGGCGAAGGCGTCACCGGCCAGCGTGATCCGGGGGCGGTCGGCCCCACCGGGTTGACGGAAAATGAGGTGACCTTCGATGTCGCCAAACGCCTCGGGCATTTACTGCGCGCGGAAGGCGCCGAGACGTTGGGGGCAACCCTCAACGCTGTTCGTGACGGCGAGAACCTGAACGAAGCGGTGCGGGCGGCCAATGCCGCTGGCGTCGAGTTGTTCATCTCCTTGCACTGTAATTCGGCGGTGGCTCCGTCCGCGCACGGCGTGGAAGTCTGGCATGGCGGCAGCGCCGAGGCGCACCATGTCGCGGACGCCGTGCTCGCACGCGTGCTCGCGGAATTCGCCGGGGGCAAGGGCTCCTGGATTCATGGCCAGGTGTTGCCATTGACCAGTCGCGGCACGAAACAGGGCACCTTCGCCGTGCTGCGCAACACGCACATGTCCGCCATTCTGGTGGAGATGGCCTTTATCTCCAACGCCCGTGAAGAAGGCTGGTTGCGCGAGGCGACCGTGCGACAGCAATTCGCGCAAGCCATTGCGGACGGCATCGCGGACGCCTATTTAAAGAAGGGAGTCTGATCATGGAGTTACTTAAATTCGTATTCACCAACTGGGATGCGATGTTTACGTTCATCGTCGCCTGTATCGCGGTGGTGAAGCTGACTGGCTGGGGACGCGCCAACGCCGAAGCGTTGCAGGTGGTAGTCAACGCCATCGAAAAGCTGGAAGGCACGGCGGTGAAACAAGAAGTCGCCCGGCTGCAGTCCGGCTTGTCCGAGGTGGCGCAGGACGTGCTTGCGGATGCGGTCAATACGGTGGATGTGAAGAAGACCCCGCTGACGACCGCCTTGCGCGTCTGCCGGGAAGTGCTGCGTGGCCTCTTCGCCGTGCGAGGATAGTGATGTTGGACTTCCCGCGACAGGAAGAAGAACCGGGTGATCGGGGGCGTTGGTACGGCAAGTACCGGGCATTCGTGCGGGACAACCGCGACCTGGAACGCCTGGGACGGCTGCGGTTAGAAATCCCAGCCGTCCTTGGCGTCGGCCCAGCGCAGTGGTCGGAATGGGCCAGCCCGTGCTTTCCCTATGGCGGGAATCCTGACTGCGGCTGGTATCTCCTTCCCGAGGTGGGTGCATCCGTCTGGGCGGAATTCGAAGGCGGCGATGTGCAGGCGCCGATTTGGAGTGGGGTGTGGTTGGCGGGATCGAATCCCGGCGAAATGCCGGCGGAAGCCGCCGTCAACCCCACCACCTGCAAAGTGCTGAAGACTGCTGCTGGACATACCATCCTGTTGGAGGATGCCGCCGGGCAACAGCGGTTGGTACTCCGTGATAGCGCCGGGCAAACGGTGCTGTTGGACGCCGCTGGTTCACGTATCGAGATTGTCGGTGTTGGCGAGTTAACGATTCGCGATGGGGCAGGCAGTGAGATCGTGTTGTCCGGTGGATCGATCCGCATCACAGCCGTGGGACAAGTATCTATTAATTGAGGTGACGCATGGCAGAACGAACACCGGAAACCGAGATGACCCCAGGCGGCGTCGCGCTGACGTTTGAGCACTGGCATGCCGAGTTCCGTGCCTTATTGGAAGAGCACCGGCGTGATATCCAAACACGGCTGGAGCGCATCGAAAAAGAACTGGATCGGAAGTCCGACAAGGACACCGTCGAGTTGATGGTGAGCGGTGTGCGCGAGGATTTACGCCGGCATGCCGAGGATATCAAGTGCCTCTATGTCGGCATGAGCACCAAGGTCAGCGCGGAGACGATGTGGAAAGTTGCCGGGCTGGCGCTCACGCTGGGAGGCGTCATCGCCGGGATCGTTACGTTTCTCTTGAACCTGTTGGTGAGGCGCTGATGCCGGCTATTGCACGAAAAGGCGATTCCATCTCGCATGGCGGGACGATTACTAGCGGAGCGACGCGTACCCTCGTGGAAGGCCAGCCCGTCGCACGGAAAGGCGATGTGGTGAACTGTGCCCAACATGGCATGCAGACAATCACCGGCGGTTCATCGACCGTGCTGGTGGAAGGGAAGTCGGTGGCACGCGTGGGCGATATGGTGTCCTGTGGGGCGACGATTACGAGTGGCGCTGGTTCGGCGCAAGCGGGGTGAGCGATGACGGATATTCTCGGTCAGGGCTGCAAGTTTCCCTTCCAGTTTGGCAAGCTGACCGGGGCGACGGTGACATCCACCGCCACCTCGCGTGAACAGCAACACATTCACGAGAGCATTCGGCAAATCCTCGGCACGCCCCGAGGATCGCGGTTCCTACTCCCCGAGTTCGGCAGTCGCCTGCATGAGTTTCTCTTTGAAGGCAATGACGCCATCCTGCGCGGGCTGGTGCGTCACGAAGTAACCGACGTGTTGGCCCATTGGGAACCGCGCATCGTCGTGGACGACGTTCAGGTGACGTCCGAAAAGCATGCCGTGGTGGTCACCATCCAGTATCGGCTGATCGCCTCGCAAGTATCAGGCAATTATGTCTATCCATTCTACCGGGAGCAAGCATGAGCACAGGCCGCGCACGCCTTCCCTATATTAATAAGGATTACGACGCCATCCGCCAGGAACTGTTGGCGCGCATCCCGCAACTCACCGACCGCTGGACGGATTTCAACGCATCCGACCTTGGCATTGTGCTGCTGGAACTCTTCGCCGGCGTTGGCGACATGCTGGCCTATTATCTCGACGCACAGGCCGCCGAGTGCTATCTCCCCACCGCCCGGCGTCGTCAGAGTATCATCGATCTCTGTGCGCTCGTCGCCTATCGATTGCACGGTCCGGTAGCCGCCACCACGCGACTGCGATTGACGCTCGCGCAACCGGCGACCAAGTCCATCACCATTCCGGCTGGGACGGTCTGCCGTGCGCCTGCTGACGGTGATATCGCGGCTAATCCCTTCGAAACAATGGCAGCGATCACCATCAGCGCCGGGCAATCCTCGGCAGAGGTGGACGCGTGGCAAGGTACGCGGCAGATCGATACCGCGCAGACGACCGGACATGCGTTGCAGCGGATTACGCTGAGTACGACGGATGTGGCGCAGGGGTCGGTCACGGTTACTATCGCCGGTGTTGTCTGGCAGACGGTCGACCATTTCGCGGACAGCGGCCCAACGGATCGACATATACGCCTTGATCGTGATGGCCTCGACCAGACCACGTTGCGCTTTGGCGATGGCAAGGCGGGAGCGATTCCCGGTGCTGGGCAGACCATTACCGTGAGCTATCTGGTGACCGGCGGTCCAATGGGGAATCTGGCGCCGGATCGGATCACCGAATTGCCGACCCCCATCATGATCAACGGACAGCCGGTGACCGTCGCGGTGACGAATCCGATCCCAGCCACCGGAGGCGCGGACGCCGAGACCATGGAACACGCGCGAATGGTTGCCCCGGCAACGGTACGCTCCACATGGAAAGCGGTGACAAAGGCAGATTATCTGGCACTCTGCGAAGCCTTCCCCGGCGTGGCTAAGGCGCAAATTCTCGACCTGAACGATGATACAACCTTGCGGGTGTATACGGTGCGCATCATCATCGCCCCGGAAGGCGGGGGCCTGGCGTCACCATCGTTGAAAGCAGCGCTACTGTCCTTCCTGGAAGAGCGTCGATTGGTCACGGTTGAGGTCACGCTGGATGATCCGATCTACCGCACGGTTCCGGTGCAGGCTGACCTCTACACCTATCCCGGTGAACGGACGGAAGAGGTGCGACAGCGTGCCGAGCGGGCATTAGCTGAGTACTTCGCCTTCGAGACGCAGACGTTCGGGCAGGCGGTCTATCATTCCGATCTGATCGCGTTGCTCGATGGCGTGCCCGGCGTCAGCCACGTGACGCTGCGTCAACCAGAGGGCGACGTGCTGCTTGGTGCGCGAGAGTTGGCGACGTTGGGCACGGTGACGCTGAATATTCGGGGGGTGCTGTAATGCTCACCTTCGCGGAGCGTTTGCGCGCCTTGTTGCCGGAGTTATATCTGCTGGAAGATACCAGGAATGACCTGTTGGCCTTATTGCACATTGTCGGCGCCACGGGGGATGAGTTGCATCAGGCCATCGAGCGCCTGCCGACCGTGGCTACCGCCGACACCTGTCCGCCTGATTTTTTATCGTTTCTTTCGGCGCTGGTCGGCTATGCCTATGATCCCCTTGCCGAACCGGAACGTCAGCGTCTTGGCATCGTGGAAGCGCTGGAACGCTATCGTCGCCAAGGCACGCTCGTTGCGCTTTGCCGCGAGTTGACCGCGCATGGCTGGCAGGGCGAGATCGTTGAAACCCACCAGCGGGTGATGCGGCTCAATCGGCGTGGTCGGTTGAATCGGCAGCGCCTACCCGGTCCACACTATAACCTGGGGGTGTTCCTGGTCGATTGCTTGACGCTCGTTGAAGGCGTGGCCGAGATTGTCGCCCGGCATCAGCCCGCCGGCACACGCGGCTGGATTAGGCAAGGGCACGCGTTGATCTCGACGGGATCATATACACCCGCCGGAGTGTCATTGCTCACGTTGGAGATTCGGGTGCAGGCGCGTCATCGTCGGCAATTCGGTTTGAATATCAGCGCCTTGAACAGCGCCGATCCGTTAACGCGGTCAATGTGGGATGCCGGAGAACTGACCGTCGTGTAAGAGGAGAACACTAGATGGCTGATGGGATTATCACACAGCAGGGGCGCATCTTACTGGCGCGTTTACTGCACGGGGATTTACTGGCCGGTATTACCCACTGCGCGCTGGGCGATGGCGATGAGAGTTTTACTGATCCACTTCATCCCCCGCTGCCGTCAGTGGAGCAGGAAAAT